ATGTCGCAAAATTAAGACATCCTACGAGATAGGAAACAAACAATGTATACTCACTATACCCCCTTTCGTTATCGGGTACCCCAGGTATGATATAGCAAAGGCGGTTCAGTACATGGCCCGCCAACTCATGAAGCTTGGGTACATAGTAAACTATGCCGGTCCGATGAGTCTCAAAGTTGAGTGGACAAAGGTACCAGATGACCCAGTCACAGCCATAGAAGAAGAATATCCTGTAAACATCCTTCCAGGACTAGTCAACCTGCAAAAAACCGCCCAAAAGTTGAGGAAGAAGTGAGCGCGCTGCGCCCGGTGAGAAACTTTGTTTCCCTTTACTAAGAATGGATATTCTCAACGAGTCCGAACGTCGCTTCACCAAGAAGCTGTGTGATGCCATGGTTCCCAGCATGATTGCTACATTTTGGGAAATATGGCTCGAGGCCAAGAAGATGTCGCAGGGCAAGAACACTGTCAAGGTGTTCGAGGAGCTTCTGCGGGACATCAAGACTTGGAATGCCGCAATTTCCATGAAAAATACAGAAACCATCCTGAAGAGCGAGCCTCTCTTCCCCAACCTGCTCGCGGCCGTCTTTGTCATTCACGTCAAGATCCTGAGTGCTATCCGGACCGACAAAAAGTCGAAGAAGATTAACATCAAACTTCCAGCAAACGAAGCCTTTGTTCAGAAGTGTTACGTCGAGTGTGCGGAAGACCTCTACAGGCGCCCGGAGGTGATCACCAACGCGTCTCTGAACGAGGAGACTCGGACAGAGCAGCTGACTGAGCGATTTTGTTCCAAAATTCACAAGGTCATCGAGTCTTTGATTCCAACGTCCGAGATCCTTCAGACCTATCTCCCAATGGCTTCGGGAGATTTGAACATTGATGAGGATGAGGAGGAGCACGAAGAGGACATCCCGGACCTGGAGGAGCCAATGGAGCCAGCACCTCAGGACCCAGAGGTTGATGGCGTTCCAATGAACACGGAGCCTCCAGCAGGAACACCATCGGAGGGTTCGCCTCTGAATATCGGAGAAACGCCAGGAGGGACGAAGACGGTGGCTGTAACGCCCTCTTTGGCTCCTCCTAAAATTGCAGAACAGACTCTGTTTGACGATGCGCGGGAGAAATAGCCTGAAATAAGTTCTGCGTTAGTATTAGATGGAGCAATACTTGCGAGAGCCTATGAGCGCGGCTGTTATTGCGGCTGCTATTACAATGGCATACATTTACGGAAAAACCAGAATGAATGGAGGGGGGAAAATAAAAAATTCGGAAATGGTCAAGCCCGCCTTTCTCGTTGGACTCCTCGTCTATTTTATAGTAAGCCAGGGGCAGGGATATAGCCAGGACCCGCACATTAAAGCTCCTTTTTGAACTTAAGGATTTGAAAACATAAAATAACACTATGACTACTCTGAATGCATTTCATGATATGATGGGTCAATTCCTCGGTGATCTCGCAGACACCTTCCCCGAGAATGAGACGATCAAGGCGGCCAAGGACGCTCCTAGGACTCAAGAGACCTTCGATGCTTTTATGAAGGATATGAAGCCCTGGGGCACGCAGATGATGCAGAAGGACCCCGCGTTCTTTTGCAAGGAGAATAGGTTCGTACGCAAGTTAGACCTGGTCTCTGTGTGGCCAGAGGCTTCCGAGGCGTCAAAGAGTGCAATCTGGCAGTATCTCCAGACAATGTATATGATTGGCACGACCCTCAGCATGTTCCCTCCGGAGACTCTCTCGATGATCGAGACGGCCGCTGAGAACTGTGCGAAAAACATGCAGCTGAACGGCGGTGCGATGGATGAGGCGTCTCTGATGGCCGGGATGAATAGCATGATGTCCCAGATGATGGGCGGGGGCGCCAACCCATTCGCGGCTCTTATGGGTGGGATGCCTCCTCAGCAGCAACAGCCTCGCATCAAGTCGAAAGGTAAGAAGTCCAAAAACATTTCTCAGTAAAGAACAGAATGAATCCAGCTGAAATATTTCAGACGAATAGACTTTTACAATTTTGGCCGACTGCAAAACAGTCCGCCCGTGAAAGGTTTCAGTCAACAGTTCGTTTCGTGATATATGCGGTATGTATAGTTTATCTCATTAACAGGGACCCGCGCGTGTTTGCTCTTGGTATCATGGTTGTAGCTATAGCCTATTATATGTATATTTCAAATATGATGTCAGATGGTGTTCTACGGCCTGCTCAGGGTGATGCACGCGCTCCAAACGCCTTCCGACCCGATGTAACTCTGCCCACTCTCGATAACCCCATGGCGAACCCTCTGCTCAACGAGTACATTGACAACCCAGACCGCCCGAGTGCCGCTTGGTATCCCAGCGTGCGCGGCGCCGTCCAGGAGCAATGGTCCGTCATTCACCCCCTAGAGCGCCAGCGCGATGCGGAACGCAACTTCTATACCGTTGCGGGAAGCACTATTCCGAATGACCAGACGGCATTCGCACAGGGAGCTTATGGAAAGCCGTTCGCACCAAAGTGTCACGACCAAGGAGGAGAGGCTTGCGATCCCGACCGCTTCTACTCTGCATTCCCCGAGCGGCCGCAAATGCGTGCCGGAAACGGAGGCGGAGGTCGCGGTGGAAGCAAGTAAAGAACATACATTATTTTCCTCGTGTATATTAATGCCACGTTTGGACAACAGCCCAAACATTCTTCAGCCAGGTATCTGGATAGGCCCCGCTCAGGTGGTCCTTGAGGATAAGACGCAGGTCGAGAGTGCTCTTCGCGAGGAGCCCACGACTTCATGGAAGAAGGGCTGGTCTGAGCAGCAGTACGACTTCCCCAACACGTACGTGACCCTCCCGCTCCGGGTCCTCTCATGGAACCCAACGAATACCTTTGCCGATAACCAGAACACTCGTTTTGTCCAGCGTTACTACTCAAACGGCAAAACTTTTAACCGCTGATAATATAAATGGAGCCTCTTGCGCTTGCCGCAATTGTTGGTCTTGTATTTGCCGGTAAACGTCTCAGCGAAGGGTCAAGCGACTCTGAGCGTGCGACGTTGTCAGCGCCAACTACCCGATCCGTTCCCCCGATCACTCGGAAGGATGTGAACTTTATGTCAAACTCGCACGACCACCGTGCAGATGCCTACGATATGAGCATTATGACCCCGGATCTTGGGAGGAGAATTGGAGACTGGCGTCTCCAGCCCAAGGATGCCGTACCAAACTTGCAGGATGTGACTCGGACCAACACCCGGTTTCCATTCAGCCAGCCTGTATATGACCTCACAAACCGCCAGTACATCACGAATAAGATGAACAACGTGTCACCTCTCGAGCAGCCCAAAACGGTCGGTCCGGGTCTCGGCCTCGCCCCAGATGTCCCAGCAGGCGGTGGTTTCCAGGACTTCTTCCGTGCACTTCCAGTGAATATCAATGAGGAGAAGCTTACGAGCATTGAGGGCCGTGACGGACCTCCCAACCCAGTGGTAAAAAGCGGTCTTCCTATTATCGGCGCCATTTCCAAGGATGCAAAAGCTTCTAAGACTGCCTATCGTTCTCCAGGAGAGTACAACGGAGAGGGCCAGGGTGGTCGTCTCATCGGTTTCGAGGGACGTCCGGACTTCCAAAAGACTCGCCGCACAACCATTCGCCAGGAGACTGGCCTTCGAACGGACACACTTACGGACGGCCCGCCGCAGTACAACATTTCCCAGCCATATGCGGGCGGTACGACTCAGTACACTGACAAGGCCCTGACTCGGTCGAGCGATTACCGTTCGAACCCCGATCGGGCTGGCAATGGAGCCCGAATGAACGTTCGCAACGACCCAGTCAACCAGGTTGGAGCGGCGACCCAACTTCGCATCGAGGCCCGGCCAGTTCCCCCTGGCCCCCAGGGACCTACGGGAGTTGCTCGTGGTCCTGGATACGTTGCCCCTCTGTACGATGACCCTCTCAACGAATTCAAGTCGAACCCGAACCCTCGTGCTCAGCCCGACTTTTTGGATATCGCCATCCAGCAACTTGAGAAAAATCCATTGGCATATTCTTTGGCCGCTCCTCCAGCGGTTCAGGTTTCGTAAAAAAATATAGACACATTGTAAAATGAGCGGAGGAGTTGTTCAACTCGTTGCTACCGGACCTCAGGACGCTTGGCTGACCGGCAAGCCGGAGATTTCATTTTTCCGTTCCAACTACAAGCGGTATACCCACTATGCAAACTCGGTCGAGCGCCAGGTTATCCAGGGTAACCCGATTGCAGGTGGTATTTCGACTATTCGTTTCGAGAAGAAGGGCGACCTTCTGAGCTATGTGTACCTGACCGCCAAGGATTCCAACGGTTCTTCTATTGCCCAGCTGGACTGGACCAAGGTGATCGACAAGGTTGACCTCTATATCGGTGGACAGATTGTCGATACGCACGATATCGAGTACATGACTGACATCGAGCCCGTAACTGGTGCTCAGACCTATTCTCAGCGTTACCTCAATACGACGAGTACAAGCTTCAACAACCAGAAGATGTCCTTCTTGCCAATGAAGTTTTTCTTCTGCAAGGACTGGTCCGTGAGCTTGCCCTTGATTGGCCTGCAGTTCCATGATGTGGAGCTGCGCATCACGTGGTCTTCGTACCTGAACCAGGGTATAAATATGAATGGCATCTTTGCCACCACGGTCCAGACCCAGGTTTCGACCCCTTCTATTACGACTTCCTCTATTCCACAGGCGACCGCAAACGTGTTTTCAGATGTACTTTCGAGTAATACTGTTGCAAACGTTACTATTACCCAACAGACTGGTCCCATATTCCCGGGGATGCTCATGACCCCCCAGTTCTCGTCACCTTCTTTCAACATGCTCACGAACGTGGCTGTCGTTCAGTCGTTCTCCAATATCACGGCACCAAACGCGACTTCCAACATCTCTGTAGTATTTTCGAATGTGGCCAATGTAATCTCTTATGCTTCGAATGTCGTGTCCCTCTTTGCCCCGACAGTGTCTGCCCAGGTGGTTTCCCCGGCTGCTGGTGCTGGAATTACCATCGGAACTAGCGGAACTTCTACTTTCACTCTCGACCAGATTACTAGCCCTACGACTGGTTCTATAATTCTACCTGGAATGTACATTTACGGACTTCCGGTGCCTTCCGGACAGGTGACGGTATCTTCGTGGGTGCCTCCGAATGTAACCCTGACATTCTCGGTTCCTCCACCAGCTGCCGTAACTGTGCCTCTTAACACGACCATATCCTTCCTCTCGAACGTGCTCACCACTACCACGACGACCTCAAATCCTTCTTCTTATGCTGGTCTCCAGTACCAGGCCTGGGCCAACTTCACCTATCTCGACCAGGGCGAGCGCGATTGGTTCGCCAAGACCAAGCAGGACCTGCTCGTCACGCAGGTGCAGCGCGTGGTCATGGGCACCAACCCCATCCAGGAGCTCGCTTTGGCCCAGCCGGTAAAGTTCATCGCCTTTCCTTGTGTGAACTACAATACTCTGTATAACCTCGGAAGCGGTTCGGCCGCAGCTCTGAACTACCAGCTCAAGACCCAGGTGAACGGTGTGGATGTTGGTGACTCCCGCCACATGACCCACTGGATCGATATTCCCCAGTACTACAACACGCCTTTCGGCTATGCTCACAATAATAACACGGCAAATGTTGCCATCATCTCATACTGCCTCGATACTTCGAAGCTCCAGCCTACTGGCACTCTCAACTTCTCTCGCCTTGACACCTACCGCCTCGTGGTCCCCGCGGCACTCACGAACGGCGTGCTCGGGCTCGCAGGACCCGTCCCTTATCCGGTCAACTACCTGTACGCCGTTTCTTATAACGTGTTCCGGATAGAAAGCGGCCTCGGCTCACTGCTTTACGCAAACTAAACCAAATTTTAAAATTGTTGAATCTCAATGCAGTTGTGGCACTGGCTTCTTTTGTTGGGTCTTGTCTTTTTGATAACTTACAACCCACGCACGGGAAATGTCGTGAAATATTTTACCACGCCTCTATCAGTAGAGGTTGAAAATGCCTCGAGAAAGACACAAGGCGATAGCAATACCGATTAGCACGATCAATGATGTCAAGCAGTTTCTTATCGTTCATGACAGGCGATATAGGGAATGGACGTTTGTCACAGGCGGGTGTCGCCGACGCGAGATTTACAACCCACTTCGTTGTGCGGTTCGAGAACTCGAAGAAGAAACACGAGGAATCATAAACCTGAAGAGAGGTACGTACACCTACTTCAAGTTTTTGACCAACACCCCAGAGCCCAGGGATATAGAAGATGGAGTCGATGTGATAAACCACTATCACGTTTACATTTTCGACCTCCCAATGACTTCTATCGAACACAGACACATTGTCAAGCGGTTCACGGAAGAGAAGGAGCGCATGGAGACTGGTAACATTCCGTTTCGAAAGAACTATGATGAAAATGACGACTGTAAATTTGAAAGCATAGATGAGATTTCTCATCGACCAAACCTCTGGCCCATGATACGTCAGCACGTGCTTGGAAACCCAGAGTTTCAGCAGGCTCTCAATACGACCCACAAGACAATATTCAATCTCAGGGGACCTTAGGACCGGAGGTCCCTGCCCGCGCCGCAAGCGATAACCTTTTTTCAAAGGATTAACATAATGACGCGAAGCAAACTAGAGTTTGCGACGATCTTGGCATCTCTCCTCAAGGATGGATCGGATCCTCAGAAACTTGCAAGCGAAATGAGTCTTCGGAAACTGTGCTACGAAATAGAGCGCCTTGAGCAGGAGGCTGAGGATGCCAAGGCGGCTGCACCTGCGCCAAAGAAGGTTCCCCCGCCAAAAGAGAAGGGAGGTGGGAGGCCATTCTGGTCTTGGCTGACTCACGACTCCTCGGATGATGACTAAAGGTATTTTGATCCAAAATTTCTCGGATCACGTTAGGGTTAATCAATTTTGATCCAAAATTGAAGGAGTCTTAGAGACTAGAACCTAAAATAAAGTAATGGAAAAGTGGCGCGTACCAAGTGGTTCGGCGACACACCTCTTGATGGATGGTGGGACCCTGGCAGTCCCTCCGGAAGATACCACCGAGTTTTATGAGAGATGTATCTCTCTCATCAATTCTGGATCAAAATTGTACGTCGTTGAGCAAAAGACAGATAATTTCAAGTTTTTCGTAGACTTTGATTACAAGGCTCCGGAAAAGTTGGAGGATTCAGATCTTCTTCAATTTTGTTCCATAATTCATGCGGCAATTGGGAAACCCGGAAGATGTCTCATAGCTCGGGCCAGGGTCAGGCCTGTGGGTGAAGGTCTCTTGAAATCTGGGGTCCATATCCACTGGCCAGATTTAGTTGTGAATCGGATCGATGCTCTCAATTTTAGATCAAAAATCATAACCAGTCTAGGGGATGGACCTTGGGACAAGGTCATTGACGCGGCAGTCTATGGAGGATCGGGTCTTCGCATGCTCTGGTCCCATAAGAAACCCACGGGTGACCCGTACATACCATGGAGGGGGACGGATTCCAACCATGAATTTACTCGTGAGTTTTCAAAGATACCGAACGTCGAAACACTGGCACTCTTTGCCGTGCGCACGAATGAGGCTATACGCGAGACTGAGATCCTTGAGAATATCGCGCCTCTCGAGAAGATTGTTCGCAAGTACTTGAAGGGTCAAGAGAATGCACGTATCAAAAAGGTTCAGAGACTTGACCATGGAGTGTGGTTTGCTCAGACGGATTCCAAGTGGTGTCAGAACATTGGTCGTGAGCACAAATCGAACCACGTGTGGTTCTCGATATCTTCAGGAGGAGTCTGTCAGCGGTGTTTCGATGAGGAGTGTAGCGAGTTTCATGGTCCCAAAACTATTCTTCCTCCATCAATAGTAGAACAACTCGAAGATGTTGTTATTGTGGGTAGTCCTTCTACTGGCTTTCTTATGGATATTTTTCCCGATGGGGCAGGGCATTCGTTTCAAAAAGTACGAGCAGATGGTCCACCCGTACTCGGGTCTCGACCCAGAAAGCTGGAGCAGGTTTTTGACCAACATAACCACTTTCGAGCGTTTGGTTTCGACATCAGACCTTGATATGGCCACTTCGGCTCTCTATTCCGCGACAGAGAACATTCGAGACATGGGCCTGGGCCTGCGTCGTGCAGATGACGAACACATTCGAGAAGCCCTCAACAAGATAGCGAGCGATCTAGGTTATGAAGGCGAATTTATTATTAACCAAAATGCTCTTTCAAGAGGAGTTTACTTCTTTCCGAGATACTCAAACGAAACAATGGCAGACTATCCAGAAAATGCCGACCCGCGTGAACAAGGAGCTGTTAAAAACCACGGACAGTGAGTCTGCTCCACCGACTGTCCTCCCCGAGGCAGCCCCCGACACGCGCACGCGCTACGGCCGTGTTTCAAAGCCTCCAGTGAAGTACGAGCCGGTCGAACAGGTCGAGGACGACTACGCGGATGACGACTACGATAGCGACGACACGGATGACCTTGATGATGTAGAGATCGAGACCGATTCGGATGAGGAGGAATTTGATGAAGATGATGCGGATGATGATGGAAATCTAGATGGTTTTATTGTGCCAGATAAAAGCGAGAGTGACTCAGAGAGTACAGATGGAACCCCTGCCCTTCCTATCAAAAAACGAGGAGCCCCAGTCAAGAAGTCACCAGGAGGAAGTAAACGAGTGGCCCGCTCAGCGTGAGCCCCAGCCAATGTTTATGCCAATGCCTGCTCAAAAGCAAAATATGATGGATGTTTTCAAGGGTGCGAATCCAATGGCAATTCTTCTACTTGGAATTGTCATTGGCGTCATCGTTGTGAGCATGCGCCCTATTGTAATTCAGTCAATGAAGCCCTAAGTCAACATATAGAGTGGTGACTTTCTGGGGGCGTCATCTTTTCCGACAAAGTCCCCAATGGGACCTGTCCTTCTTTTATATACATCTTCTTGAAGGAAATCTGTCCATGGATTCACACGAGTCTGTGTGGCAGGTTCCATATCCCTGAATACGTCAAACTGGTTGTCATAAGCGGCAACGGGTTGAGATATTCTGGCTGGCGGCGGTGGGAATCTCATGTATGTTATGAAAAGCAGAAACATTATGATTAAAATGCCCAAAAATTTAAAGAACATTGCTATTATTCGCTGCGAAATTAAGCCGAGGCCGCC